TCTCTGCAAAGCCTAATGAGTGAACCTCAAGATTTTTACCGTTCTCTTGTAATACCCCATCTTGAAAATTATATTTACCACCAATAGTTTCTGTACCTTCTCTAGCGTCTGAAGCTATTTTTTCTGCAACGCCAGCGTCACCTGTACCAACGGTATCTAATTCTGGTTTAGTAGGTTCAATATCAAATTTCATTTTCTCTTTTACAAATTTTGGTAATGGTAATGAGTCAATAATTCCATTAACAGCAATTTTTATTCTATTACCTATGCCTGCAAAAAAATCTATTATAGGACTAAACATGTTAGCTACAAAACCTAATATTCTACCTGGTAAGTCTGTAACAAATGTTACTATACTGTCATAGGCACTTGAAAATGCGTCTTTAACAGTTGTAATTATACTACCCATAAAATCCATCATACCTTGAATATCAGCCATAATCTTTACTTTTGCTATATTGAAATTATCAACGAAAAAACCAGCAATACTAGAAACTAAGCCTGTAAAGAAATTACCTATGCCAGTAAATATTTCACCAATTTTTGTATGTACTGTTTCAACCATGTTGTCCCAAGCTGGGGCAATCAAATCAACCAGATTTTTAAATAGAGGAGTTAAGAAGTTTATAATCATTAATGGTACTGTTAATATTGCTCTTACAATACCCTCAAATATATCATTTAATCCACCAATTATATCACCTGAAAATAGTTTAGTAAATCCATCTATAAATGTTTCTACAGTACCAAGAACAAATGATATTGCTTGACCAATACCTTCTATTATACCTTTAATCAAAAAATCACCAATCGCCATAAGTACATCTATAACAGGTTGAAGTTTTACAACCAACTCTTTAATTTTATCTAATGCTGGTGCTAATGCTTTCATTATCTCATCTGAATATTTGTATAATATTGTAAATCCTAATATTATTGCACCTAAAGGTCCAAATCTACCAAATAATTTAAATAACATACCACTTTTTCCGAAGAATGCTGTTATAGGTGCTAACAGTTTTCCTATAGCGGCTACACCTGGTAATCCTGCAAAGAAACCAGAAAGTGCTGCTAAACCTTTTGCCTTTTCTTCACCTTTTGTTTCATCACCTCCACCACCAACATCATTACCGGGTCCTGAAAGATTGTTTTTATTTTCTTTTGCTAACTCATTGGCGTCTTCTTTTGTTCTCCTTGCTACATCTTTATCAAAAGCCAACATATCACTAAGTTTGGTAACAACCTCTTTTATACCTCTAAAAGATTTTAACTGTAACTCTCTAATCTGTTCTAGTATATCAAATTGACTTTGCGAATCTCCTCCAGCTAACGCACCGGCTCCAGCAGAACCAACAAGAGCAGAACCTACAATTTTTTGTTGTTGTTCTACAACTGCTAATGCTGTAGTTTGAATTATATCTTGGTCAGCCATTTGTTATTTACCTTTTACTTTTGTATTTTTGAAGATTTGCCGTTAACATATAGACCAAACCAGGCAGCGCCAGCACCTACAACTACAGATACAAAACCTGCTTGTGCATTGTTTGGATTCTCTAACGCCATAAACCAAGTCATAGTGTTGTAGAATACTAATCCATAAAGTGCCATCATAACTCTAGGAACAGTTCTCCAGTTTGATAAAAATTGTGGTAATTCTTCTTTAAAGAACCACCAAATAGTCTTAATTGTATTTTTAGCTTTGTCTAACATTACTTTTTTTCTCTCTCTCTTTTATCTTTTTCTTCTTTAATATATGCAATCAACAAGTTTACATATATCTCCCTTTCCCACGGTATCATACCATTTAATTCTGTTAAAGAATATTTATGATGTTGCATTAAAGCAAAATTCACTTGAAAATGGTTTTCTAGCGTGTCATGTGATAGGGCTATCCGAAAAAATCGGAAAGACCTGATAATGTAATTTTACTTGTTACCTTTGTTTTCGGGTTTACAACATCAATTTCATGCATTAACTTAGGCATTGTTTCATAAAATTTTTGTATCTTCTTAAATGATTTACTATCTAAACTCTCAATGAATTTATTTAACTCGTCACTTGTATAATCTTTAGCCATGTGTACAGTTTCACCTTCAAAGATTTGATAAATGCCATCTGATATAACTTTAAATAAAGTAGATGTATCAGCACCTTTACTATAATCCTTTGTAGGGTCGACAGAATTGATTGTAGGATATTTCATCAATACACCAATTTTTTTATCTTCATTGACCATAATTTTGTTTTGATGTTCGTCATCTACTTGAACTTCAACAGTTGACAAATCTACATCAACCTCTGCATAAGTTTTTTTGTCATCTGGACATAAAACTTTTAGTTTTGTAACTTCACCAACTGATTTAGACCTAATCTGTAAAAATACATATTCTAAATCAAATGTAGGCAAATCATCAACACTCAATTGACCAAATGTACATACACTTACAATATCTTTGAGTGCTTGTACAATCTCTTTTTGTTTTTGTGACTCTAGAGCCTGTAATAAAATCTTTTCTTCTTTTACAAGAAATGGTCTAAATTTTACTGTTACATCACTTGAAGGTAATGTCAACTCATATGTCACGGTTTCTAATATAGGCAATGCCATAATATTCTCTCCTTTTTATATTAACCAAAAGGTGGAAATAATCTTCCACCCGTAACTCTACCAATTGGTAGATTTCTTTTTGCTGTTTGTAATACATCTCTACCTGCTCTTCTTATTTCAGGAGGCAGTTTATTTAATATACCACTAAACAGACCAAAATCTTTACTTGCTTTAATTGTTGGTACATCACCAACTGACTTACCAACTGTTGCACCATTTATCTGGTCAATAGTCAAGTTAGCCCATGTTCTAAAATTTAATGTAATAGGTAAATTTGCAATTTCATTAGATGAACCAAAATCATAATCGTATGTGCCTATCGTTTGAGGATAAACTTCAAATAATCTAACTGCATATGTAACTCTAGCGTCATCATCTTGTTTTGAATCAAACTGACCCAATTGCATAATGTCCATAGAACCAACATAGTTATCATAATAATTCATATTATGTGACTCTAAACTCATTATCTTTTTCTGCCAATTTTCAAAAAACATTCTTTGTCTTAAAAACTTATCACCATAAAAAGATAATTCAATTTCACCACTATAACCATAAGCGTAAGGCATTTCTCTTTTAGGTCCATACATAATATGTGGTTTTGTCTGTACATCTCTACTAGGCATAGACACTTTATTACACATCATATCAACATTTTCTAATGTTGTTAAACTTTCTAAGTCATTATTACCTGGCGTCATGTTATAATCGTCAACAAATAAATTTGCTCTTGCTGGTGGATTAATTCTTACAATAAATCTATTTGTTCTAGCAAAGCCTTCACCTTGATTTACTTGTGCAAGAAATCTTTGTATTTGACCTGCACCACCTGGCTGTCTTTGTAATCTAGGGTCCTTTACAACATCAATCAATGACCTATCTCTAGGTAAACCTAGTCTGATATCAAAATTACCTATTCGTCTGCCGCCTCTTAAAATTGCCATTAAAATGTCTTCCTACTTTGTGCAAAAACAGAACCTATTGTAGCACCTTTAAACTGTGCTACAGGTAGATAGGCTGCTAATGCCATCTCATCTACATTAACTCTCAAAAACTGAGACCTAACTTGTGAATACAAATATCTTTTGATACTTGCCTTTACATATTTATTAGACTTTACTGAGTCATATGTAGCTTGAATTTTGGTTGATTGGTCAAATTTGTTATTACTTGATAATGACTGTAATTGTTGTAAAAATGCAAATCTGGCAGGATAAGGCAGATAGTGAAAATTAAGACCAATAAAACCGCCTTTCATTGGTTCTAATGGTAATACTAATGGGAATGTGTCGTAATAAGGCAGTCTTGCCTTTGTCTTAGGGTCATAGAAGAACATACTCATACGACCACCACTTGGTCTACCAAGTAGTTTACCTGATTTAAATAGTTGACTAGGGCTAGTTCTATCGGCGATAAGAGATACAGCGTTTCTGTACCAAGTAGCACTTTTTAGTTTATTACCTTGTAAATCTTTTAATGGTTCAAATATATCAATTGCCATGGTACTATTTATAAGAAAACCCCTAGCGATTTCTCGCTAGAGGTCAATGCTTTCAGTAAAGAGAGAGAAAGGTTTAGTCTTCGTCTGCCAATTTACTAAAGTAATCGAGAGTATCGTCCTCGTCACTAGCAGGCGTTGACATATTTACCTTAGGCATTTCCACAGAGGTTGTAGATGTCGATTGTGGGAGGTCGACCTCATCTACTGTTACTGTGCTTTGCGTTCCCGTAATTACCCTATTCAGTTTCTCTTTGAGTTCGTCATAGGTCTTAAAAT